ACCGCAATCTAAGAAGCGGCACCCCCACAGGTGACCGCTTCTATGTCCGCTAAGCCAACCACCTCCGAGCCGAAGCTCTACACCGAGGAAGAAAGGACGCTGCGAGCGGCCCTGTGGGTGCCTTGTGAAACCAAGGAGGCCCTCGGGCGCTGGGTGCGCATCTTCCTGGGCGTCGACCTCCCCGATGGGCACGTGGACATCACCAGCAACTCGTCACCCCTGGAGGTCCTCTGGGAGGTGTACTCGAAGGCGCTGGCGAACAACGACCCTGATTTTCAGCGCATCATGGCTTACGCCTCGCGTCTGAGCTTCAAGACCCTGAGCGCGGCCATCCTCGAGGTCTTGTGCCTCATGCACCTTGACCGCGACGTCATCCACATGGCGGCCATCAAGGAGCAGTCGGAGAAGTGCCAGGAGTACGTGCACAAGTTCTTCAACCGCCCCTTCCTCCGGGACTTCGTGGAGAGCAAGTCCAGCACGTACATGAGCATCTGCAGGTACGTGCACGAGAAGACCGGCGAGGTCCTGTCCCCGCGCGAGTACAAGGCCCTGCTCGACGTCCAGAAGAGCTTCTACGAGGCCTTCATCGGCTACATCGACATCACGTCCTGCACCATGGCGGGCACGAACTCCAAGCACGCCGCCATGATGGTGGTCGACGAGGTGGACGTCATCGAGGGCGAGAAGGTCAAGGCCTACGAACAGGCCAAGCTCATCCCCGACAGGCAGCGCGGCAAGATTCCCATGACGCTGCTCATCAGCACCCGGAAGACGAACTTCGGGAAGGTCCAGGCTGAGATTGACGAAGCCCAGAAGACGGGCCTGGTCATTCGCCACTGGAACGTCATCGACGTCGCTGAGCCCTGCCCGACGAGCCGCCACCAGCCGGAGATGCCGCGCATCGTCCTCTACAGGAACGAGAAGACCCTGCAGGTCCTCAGCGAGGAGGACTTCGAGCGCCTTGACGAGAACCGCCAGAAGGACTTCGAGGCCCGGGAGGCCTTCTGGGGCTGCCAGCACAACTGCCGCCTCTTTGGTCCCTGCGAGGGCCGGCTGGCGACCATCAACCCCCACAGGAACGCCGGCACCCTCAAGGACCTCGGCATCGTCACCACGCAGTTCCGCAACGTCAGCGTGGAGATGGCCCTCTCGGAGCTGCTTTGCCGCAAGCCCGGCACCGAGGGCCTCATCTACCCGAGCCTGGACCCGACCATCCACCTCATGTCCGCGGCCGAGATGGCGTCCCTGCTCACGGGCGAGAACGTCAGCGAGCCCTTCCAGCAGGAGCAGCTCGTCCAGGTCATGCTCTCTCGCGGTATGCGCCCGGTGGCGGGCATGGACTTCGGCTACAGCCACAACTTCAGCCTCGTCCTGGGATTCACGGACGGCAACCGCATCTACGTCGTGGACGCCTACTCCCAGGCCGAGCTGATGCCCGACGCCCAGACCGCCAAGGCCCTGCAGTACCTCAGGCCCACTGACGCCAAGGGCAACCCCATCTTCTCCGCTCGGATTTACCCCGACATGGAGAACTCCCAAATGATTGACGTGCTCAAGCACAATGGCTTGCACATGGTCAAGTGGAGCAAGGGCCCTGGCACCGTGCTCGCGGGCATCGAGAGCGTGCGCGTCAGCCTGTCGGCCATCGTGGGGCACCCGCGGCTGCTCTTCCTCCGGGGGAACGAGCGCGTGGAGTTCTTCTTCAAGCGCATGAGCGCCTACAACTGGAAGCTCGACGCCGCCGGCCGCCCCTCGGACATCCCCAATGAGGAGAACGACGACGAGTGTGACGCCACCCGCTACCTGGTGATGAACACCCTCGGGAAGTACTCGGGCTTCGTCATGGCCCCGGACGCGGGCGTGGACGGCAGCTCGGACACCACGGCTGTGAACCGCCACTCCCAAGTGGTGGGCATGCCCGGCAAGCCGGCTCCGTCCTCGGTCTCGGTGGTCACCCCAGAGGTGGCCCGGCAGATGAACTGGAACGCCATCGCAGGCATGGTGGGCATCCCCAGCATCGACATGTCCCAGGGCACCAGCTCCGACGGCAAGAGCGGGCACAAGGGCACCTTCAGCTGGAATCTGTAAGGCCGCAATCTAGGGGGGCAGGAGACCCATCCCCATGGCCTTTCTGAATCTTAACGTCAGCATCGTGGGCTACGAGGACACGCCCCCGACGTCGGCGCCCCTCCTCCAGGACGTTGACTGGACGCGCCCCCTCCGCGGGGTCTCCGTCACTGCTCCTGGGCGCGTGCCCGTGGCCCCGATTCCCGCCGGCGGGAGCATCACCGTCCTCAACGGCACTCGCACTCTGACCGTCGACGGCACCACGGCCTTCACGGTCACCCTCGACCCCCTGGACGCCACCCAGTACTTCCTCACGTGGACGGCCGGCACCACCCCGGGCTTCCGCGCTGACCGTGGGCTCACCCTGAATGGCGACACCCTGTCGGTCACCCCGCAGGCCAATGGTTCTGTGCTCTTCTCCATCACCAACCTCGTGCTGGGGAGCTTCGCCGGCGTCAACGTGGGCGACAACGTCTGGATTCCGGGCGTGAGCACGGGTGACCCCTCGGGTCCCTTCAATCCCATCAACGAGGGTCTCTGGGTGGTGCTCTCCACCGTCGACAGCCAGAACGTCATCCTGGTGCGGCCCCCGGGTTCGACCCTTGGGTACCTGGCGCAGACGGGTGTGGTCATCACCGCCAACATCCAGCTCCAGGCCTTCTCGGCCGCGGGCGTTCAGGTTGGGGACCAGGTGGACATCAGCCTCGGTGCCACCCTGCCATCGCCCCTCATCAACACCTTCGACGTCACGGGCGTCACCGGCCAGCGGCTCCAGATTAGGAGCACGAATCCCCTGCCGGTGCCCTCCACCATCACGCCGACGGCCGCCGGCATCGTGGTCTACAGCCAGGCCTACAACTTCATCTACCTCGAGGCCGACCAGGACTGTGCTGTCCAGGCCAACGGGGACACGAGCATGAACCAGCGCATGAGCCCCTGGGTTCCTGGCGGGGCGTGCTCGCTGGCGCCCGGAGCCCTCGGGAAGCCCGGGCAGTACATGAAGACCGGCCCCACCTGGGAGCTGACCATCGTGAACCGGAGTGTCAACAACCTCAACGTCGTCCTCATCGTGGCTCAGTAACCCATGGCCTTCGACATCAAACAGCCGCAGCCGAGCCTCTCGCCCTTCGCCCAGTCCCTGGTGAAGAGCATCGTCGACGGGAACATCCCGCCGCAGGTGAAGCCCGCGGGCCCCACGGGCACCTCCCACACCATCCGGGTTCAGTTTGCTGACCCCAATGGGATGGAGGGCGCCATCGGTGTCGGAGCCAAGGACGGGCCACCCAGCCTCACGAAGTCCATCCTCAACCTCCTGAACGGGGGCAAAGAGGACAGCATCGAGCGCTTGGCGTTCGAGATTGACCCCCAGCAGGTCAACCAGTACCAGAGCCTCTACCGGGCCAAGCTCCGCCTCATCCCCGACCACCTGCTGAAGCGCATCGCCATCCAAGACGACCTGGTGGCGAGCATCAGCAACGCCCGCCAGAAGCAGCTCCAGAGCTTCGGCATGCCCCCGAAGGACCGCTTCTCCAAGGGGTTCACCATCGAGCCCAAGCCGGGCATCCTCGACGAGATGGACGGCGAGGAGAAGCGCGCGCTCCAGCGCCGCATCGACGGCGTCACCGAGAAGCTCATCACCTGCGGCGAGACCAAGGGCTGGTCCGACCACGACAGGATGACGCTCTCGACGTTCCTGAACATCAGCGTCCGCAACGCCCTCATCGTCGGCAGGCTCGCCACGGAAATCGTGTACTGCAACGATGCCCAGACGGGCAAGCGGAAGTTCCACAGCTTCCGGCCCATCGACGCAGGCACCATCTACCGCGCCGCCCCCCAGCAGGAAGCCGCCGAGCAGGTGCGTCAGCAGGCCCGGCGTCAGCTCGAGCAGCTGAAGAACAAGAAGCTCTCCCCGGAGCGCTTCGAGAAGGACGAGTACACCTGGATTCAGGTCATCGACGGCCAGCCCCGGCAGGCGTTCACCGCCGAGGAGTGCGTGGTCCACAGCTTCTACCCGTGCTCGGACGTCGAACTCGAGGGCTACCCGCTGACGCCACTCGACACCGTCATCGCGGCGGTGACCACGCACATCAACATCACCACGCACAACAAGCTCTACTTCCAGAGCGGTCGCGCCTCCCGCGGCATGCTGGTGATTCAGGCCGATGGCGGCGTCGACGAGACCGTCATCTCGCGTGTGCGCCAGCAGTTCAACGCCAGCATCAACAACGTCAACAACGCCTGGCGCATGCCCGTCTTCGGGGTGGGCAAGGACGAGAACGTCACCTGGCAGCCCATCGACAACGGTGGCCGGGACATGGAGTTCCAGTACCTGAGCGACAACACCGTTCGGGTCATCCTCTCGGCCTTCCAGATGAGCCCCGAGGAGCTTCCTGGCTACGCTCACCTCAGCCGCGGCACCAACAACCAGGCCCTGTCTGAGAGCAACAACGAGTACAAGCTCGAGGCCGCCCGCGACGTCGGCATTCGCCCGCTGCTCCAGGAGTTCGAGAACTTCTTCAACGCCTGCATCCTCCCGCTCTTCGACGAGAACCTCGCGAAGCTCTGCCGCCTCTCCTTCGTGGGCCTCGACGCCGAGACCGCGGAGAAGGAGAGCATCCGCATCCAGACAGACCTGCCCATCCACGGGACCATGGACTGGATTCTGGACCAGGTGGAGAAGAAGCCCCTGGGCAAGAACTGGGGCGGCGAGTTCCCGCTGAACCCCCAGTGGCAGGCCGTGGTCGACAAGTACATCCCCGTCGGCCAAATCATGGAGCACTTCTTCGGCATGAAGGGCGCCGCCGCCCGGCCGGACCTCCAGTACGTTCGTGACCCCTTCTGGTTCCAGTACCAGACCCTCATCATGCAGATGCAGCAGGCCGCCTCCCAGCCTCCTCCCGGCCCGGATGCCGGTGGTGATGGCGGTGGTGGCCCGCCGCAAGATGGCGGCGGTGGCGGCGGGGGCGGACCCCCGGGTGACGGTGGCTCGGGTGGCGGCGAGAAGCCCGAGACCGAGAAGCAGAAGAGCGCCGAGATGCAGGACAGCGAGAGCGCGTCCTCGAGCGGGAGTCCGCCGGCTGCCGGCGACAGCGCAGGCCCCAACAAGGTCAAGACCGGGCCCCTGAGCACGGCCGTGGACCAGCTCATGGACACCATGGGCAAGTCCGAGCGCCAGCTCAGCCCCGCGCACCGGAAGCTCCTGGCCCAGCAGAAGCTCACGGTCGCCAACGCCCTCGAGGGCTTCCGAGAGGACCAGGACCGCTTCCTGAAAGAGATTCTGGACCTGGCGGCAGCTCACACGGCCCCCAAAGAGTAAGAACCGATGCAGCCCCTCGGGAACACCGCCCAGGACATCATCAGCCGCAAGGTCGATGAGCTGTTCGAACGCCTGAAGGCTCGCTACCTGGGGGCGTCGGCGCTCGGGGACAAGCGCATCGTCATCAGCACCTGGGCAGACCCGGTCCTGAGCCTCCCCGGGGTCTTCAGGGCCGCGGCCGCCCTCGAGGGCCTCCGTGGGGATGAGCACACCCTCGAGACCCTCGTGAAGCTCGCCAGCGGCTTCCTGGACGGCGCCAGGGAGCGCACCAAGGCCCAGGTCCTTCGCGAGGTCACGACCTTCCTGACCCAGGCCCAGACCTCGGGGGTGGAGACCGACCTCCAGACGGTGCTCGGGGGCTCCCTGACCAAGGTCCTAGCGGACGTCACCAGGCAGGTGGACACCATCGTCGACGCCGAGACCGCCACCGCCAAGAATCTCAGCCTCATGGACGGCATCACGTACATCAACGCCCACCTGGGGGTCGAGGACCCGGTGGTGTACTTCATCGTCGTCCACGACAACGAGCTGTGCAAGGAGTGCAAGCGCTTGCACCTCCTCGAGGACGGCGTGACCCCGCGCCTGTGGTTGCTCTCAGACGTCAAGCAGGGCTACCACCGGAAGGGTGAGGACCAGCCCTCGGTCTCGGGCCTGCACCCTCACTGTCGCTGCACCATGGCCACACTCATGCTCGGCTACGGCTTCACCGCCGGCGGCATGGTGACCTACGTCGCCCCCGACCACAACGAGTACGAAGTTCAACAGCAGGCAGCCTAAGGCCTGGCACCTAATCTAACCCAGCAGCAAGG